CCAGCACGTAGTCCGTGCCGCCGATGGTACGGAGGAATTGCAGGGTCACGGCCACAGTGTCGTCGCTCGCGGCACGGAGGACACCAACCATGACGCCGCCCGTGGGCGAAGTGAAGAAATCCTTGACGTTGGTGCTGTCGGCGTTCTGGAGCTTGACGCCGTAGTCCAGAGGGGTCGAGGGGAAAGCGGGCTTGTCGGCCATGGTGTCCTCCTACCAGCCGAGGCTGGGATATTCGTTGAAAAGATACAGGGTCGATCCGGCGGAAGATGCATTGCCCAACTGCGACGCGGGCACTTGCCCACCGCTGTCAAGCGTGGCCACGCCACCAGGCATCCCCGGAGCCAGGCTTGCCGCGCTCGCGGCGGCCTGGGCTGCGCTGGCTGCTGAGGCGTCCGCGTTCGTCTTCGAAGCCAACGCGTCCGCCGCGATCTGGTCGGGGTCGATGGTGCCGCTGAGACTGCTGGTCTCGCCGACCTTCAGGCAGCGGTCGAGCACCTCCTGTTGCTGCTGGGAGATGCAGACGGCCCGATCCACGGCATCCTCGATGACCGCCGCGGGAAAGGGGTCGTTGTCCACCCAATCGGTGTTCTGGGTCAGGGGTACCACCCGCTTGACCAGAAGCTTCTCGCCGACCGCCGGAGGGCTGGCGGCCTGTGTGCCGACCAGGGTCACGTTGCCCCCGGCATCGGAGCCGACGCCGGACACCGTGAAGTGGGTGGTCAGGGTCAAGGGGGTCTCTGTCCCGTCCACGGCCCGGCGGATTACCACCATGTCCGAGGCGGCGAAGATCTTGAACGTATACGGGAAGACGGTTTGCACCCCGTCGCCCGCGTAGAGCGCCTTGTTGGTCTGCGTGGCGATGGTCATCTTCCTGCCCTCTTTTCAGCGTTTCTCATGTCCACCATGTCTGCTATCCTCGGGTTCTCCTCGTAGAGCCTGTCCCTGGCCATCTCCTGGAAGGCGTGAATCACGTCCAAGATGGAGGCAGCCGCCGATTGCCCGTCCCTGTCCTTCAGCCGCTGGTAGCCGGGCGAGGCGATGTACTCGTTGAGCCAGTCCTTGATTGTCATGGGCGTGCCCTTCCATGACATGGTGACCTCGCCCACGAGTTCCATGTAGCGGCTGTACTCCGCCTTGGTTAGTTCCACCTCGCCGCCCCTGATTTTGATGGTCTCCTTTGGCATCTGCACGCCCATGCCGAGCTCCAGCATCTCGCGGTCAATGGGAGAACCGTTGTCCTTCTTCAGTTTCACCGGGGACCACCAGGCGACCTCGGGACCGAACTGCGTTGAGAGTACCGGTTCGCCGAACAGGTTGCGGCGCACGGGCAGCGTGCCGCGCGCGCCGGGCATGCGGTTCAGGGCCGCGTCCAACACGCCGCCGACGAGCCGAATCTCCGGGTCCTGGGCCATGGCCCAGTTGCCCAGGTAGGCCGGAACGAAGGAGCCGCCAAGCCCGCCGATGAACGTCTCCGCGTAGCGGCCCGGGTCGGAAAGCACGTTGGTGAGGTCGGAGACGCCCTTGAGGAACGTCTTGCTGGTGATGTTCTTCGAGAAGGCCACCGTGAGCGCCGAGGCAAGTTCGCTCGGGCTGCTCTCAGGCTCGAGATTCCACGTGTTGTAGGCCTGATGGAAGTCCGCCGCCAGGGCGAAGAAGGTGGTCACGGGCTCGCCCACGCCGCCCCAGCTGTACCAGTTGTCTCCGATCTTCACGCTGTACGGCTGGTTGGTGAGCAGCCATACGGCGCGCTCGCCAGGGTCGGTCGGGCCGCCGCCCGTGATGACGCCCTGGTCCACCAGCGATGTGGCCCATGCCATGAGGGCGGAGCCTACGGCCACTTGGGCGAGAGCCAACTCCGCGCGCGCCCCTCCGGCCCGGATGTCGTCCCGGAAGCCCTTGAAAGCCGGGGCCAAGGGAGTGCGGACCATGGTGTACTGGAAGATGTTCCATGGCGTGCGGATGAAGGGAATGAATATCTTCCCCATGAAGGATTGGTTGATGCTGTGGGAAAGGCTGCCTATGGCCCCTTCAAGCTCCTTGTTGAAGGTCCGCGCCTTGGCCGCGTCCAGGGCGCGCGCGGCGATGTAGTCTGGCGGGTCGTTGAGGAGTTCCTGCGCCCTGGCCCCGAGGTCGCGCCCGTCCTTGCCTTCCATGCTGGCCTGCCGGTAGGCAAGGCGGCGCAGTTCGGCCCGGAATGTCTCGTTCTTGAAAAACTCGTCTTCGGCCCCCAGCACGCGGCCCGGAATGTTGATGAAGTCCCAAAGGACATCCGCCGCCTTGCCTGCGAGGCCCATTTCCGATCCGTCTCCCATGGTCACTTCCGGGCGGGCCTCGGTCTTGTTCACGCCGAACTTGCTCTCTCCGGTCTTGAGCGCCATCCCGGCCAAGCGGAAGGAATCGCCGAGAGCCCCCAGGTAGCCGAAGAGGAGTTCACGAGCCTCGCCAAGTTCAACGTGTTCGCTGGCCCGGCTACCAAGAGCCTTGTTGGCTACGCCGACCAGGGAGGCCACGGCGGTTTCTGGCACGGCCATGGCGGCGGTCAGGGTGTTGCCCACGGTGTTGCGGATGTGGGTGGGCACGCCTGAGAGCATGGAGTGGTAACGCCAGCCGAGCACCCAATCCTTCCAGGTCTTCTTCGTGGCCTGCTTGGCGGCTACGTTGAGTTGGGTCAGGTCCGCGCCCTGGTCGGCCATGTCCGCGATGGAATTGGCCATTTCCTGCACGGCCTTGCGTCCGCCTACTGAATCTATCAACTGCCTGAACGCGTCCAGTGATGTCTCGCCGGGCGTGACGATTCCCGGGGCGGCCGGGGTCTCGCCGGGCATTCGGAACTCGGGCGCGGCACCCGGCTGGGACCTCACCCGGTTCGGGTTCATGTAGACGCCGGGGGCCACTTCCACGGTCCCGGCCATCTGCCGGAAGGAGCGCAGCGCGCGCCCGGCCTCGGCGGCGATGCCGGACACCTGAGCCTGGAGGCCGATGTGGAGCTCCAGGCGGCGGCGGAAGTCCAAGAGTTCAGAGTCCGAGTTCCGGCCAGAGCGGACGGACCTCGCCAGATCGGCCAGGTTCTGCGCGGAGTTGTAAAGAATGATGCGCGAGGCCAGGGCGTATTCGGCGTTGAACGCCTCTCCCTGGCGGCGTTGCAGGAGCGTTTCCTCAGTCAGTCCCAGGTCGCCAGCAACGTCCCTGGTGGTGGCCCCCAGAAGATCCAGCGCTCCCTCGCGCACGGCGGCATCGCCGACAATGCCACGCCGGGCAGCCTCCATCTGGGGCTTGAGCGCGTCCGCCGTGGCCTGGATAACGCCTTGCACGTCACCAAGGGACTCGACCTTCTCTAGGTTGATGTTGACCGCGTATTTGCGGAACTCGGTCGGGAGCGTGCCACGGATCATGGTCTCCTGGGCTGCATCCACGCGCTCGCGGACCTCCACCAGTTGGTCCGGCGCGCCGCCGAATTCCCATGGCCGCAAGGTGAAAGGGCGGACCTGATTGGATTCGGTCTTGCCAGAAGGTCCGGGAGTGGATATGTTTTTTTCGGCAGCGGGTGCCGAGGGAGCGTTCCCCGATGACACATCCGCCTGGTGGTGAGGAGGCGCTTCTTTGGCCACCACACTAATAACCCTGGCCGCATTCCGGTCGGGGCTTTTTCTTTCCTGCCATTTGGTCTGCACCTCGGCGTTCCACGCGACTATGACATCCCACAAGTCCTTCTGTGTGTCTGTGTCGAAATACTTCTTCAGAAAGAAGACTTTTTCCGCGCTATCTCCCTGAAACTCGACCTTAATGTCCGCGTCTTTGAGCGTCCTCGGGAACGTGTGGATGAAATCTTTTCTGGATGGGTCCTTCTCCGGGAAAAAGTGGTTCTCGGGAATCACGTCACCATTCTTCTGGCGGAACTTCATGTCCGCGCCTTCCGGGAACAGAGCCTCGGCTATCTGATACAGAGCCTTGACGTATTCGGCATAGTTGTCCAGCTTCAACCTAGACACATTTTCCGGGGTGATGTCTTTTAAATATCCTGTGAGCGCATCCCTGTTCTTCAGAAAGTCATCCTGTACTTTCACCTCGTCCTTGTAGAATGACACCTTGAGCGTGCCACTGTCGTTCCGCAGCACCTTGACCATGTTGGAGCGGACTTCCGCGCTATCCACGCCCGCCATCTCCACGCCGCCCTCAAGCCCGGCAGTGCGCCTGAACGCCGCCTCGATGGAGTCCGGCAACTTGCTGCCATCGATCTCCCCGGCACGCTTGAACACGGCGGACAGAACCTCTTTCACCTTGGCGAAGACGGGCGTCACGCCGTCCTTCGGGGTCGGGTCCTCCCATGCCTTGCTCTCCACAAACCACGCCGTGTAAGCCTCCACCACGAACTCGCGGAAGGCGCGATCGTAGTTCTGCTGGCCAGGACGCCTTCCGGTGATCTGCTCGAACGCCTGACGCAGCTCCTGTCCGGCCTTCACGAAATCGGCTGTCACGTCCTGGCCGCCCACGTTCACGGTGATCTCGCCGCGCTCGGCCCGGCCGATCTGGTCCAACATGCGGTGCCCAAACTCATGGATAACCGTCCCGGCGTCATGACCACTGTAGAGGTCCACCACCGCCTTGAACACGCCCTCCTCGAACGATGTGGTGGCCTTGCCGACGATCTGTCCGACTTCACCCACCTTGAGCCCGGCAGCCTCGGATATCTGCGCGGATGCCAGCAAGAGTTCGTCGCTCACCTTGAACTGCGTCTGGGCGTCCAGTTCGGGCATGCGAGCGGCCAAGGTCTTCACCAGGTTATAGCTGGCCTGATCCATTTGCCCGGCACGCAGAGCCTCATAGGCGGCGGCCACGTTCTCGGAGAAGGGCGCGGCCTCGGAAGCGGTCAGGCGGCGCACGTCGAGCCAGCCTTCCGGTTTGCCGCCGCCGAAAGCCCCGAACAGTCCCTGGGTGGCGGCGCCGACCATGACCTCTTCCATGGTCCCGAACTGGCCCTGGTTGATCTTGGCCGGGTCAAGGGCGGCGTCCACCGCTCCCCATCCGGCCTGGGAGGCCACACGCCCGAGCATGTTGAAGACGTCAGTGCCCACGTTCATGACGCGGTTCGTGGCCCACTTGAACGACCCGGCGGCGGCGTCCACGGCGGCAGCGCCGACAGGGTTGGCCGTGACCTGGTTGCCGATGGAGGGGGTCTCGCCGGGCCTCGCGCCGAACTGCTGCTGGTGCGCGGATTTGATGATCTCGCGCATTGGGTACCAGCCGCCGCCGTATGCGAACTCCAGCATGCCCACGGGGGCCTGCCCCAGGGCGGAAAAGAGTGTGGACCAGAAATCCTTGACGGTGACCTGCTTGTCGAAGTGCTTGGCGTAGTGGTCGGTCCAGGCCAGCCAATTCTCGAACAGCTTGACCTTGCTCACGCCCATGCGCTCAAGATCCGCGTCCATGTACCCGGCATCGCGGAGGCGGGTTTCCACGAGTTTGTGCGCCAGGTCGGCCATATCGTCCATGGCCTCGACCACGCCGCCGATGGACTTCCAGGCTCCGGACATGAAGGAGGATCCTTGAGAGCGGTAGACCTCAACGGCGCGGGAGAAAAAGCCGGGCTTGCCGTCCTCGGGAGGCGTCTCCTGGGCGGACTCCTTCGGCGTGGCGCTCGGCTGCCCCGCCTGACGGGCGGGCTCTTCACCAGCCGATGCACCACCTGGGGCGAAACCTGGGGCGGGCTGCCCCAACCCCATGGCGGCCAGCACTTCCGGCTTCCTGGTGCGTTCCCACTCGGTGAGCGGGTCCGGCTTGGGCTGGGCCACACCCATGCGCTCCATGTCGGCCTGGGCACGGGCGAACTCGCGGTCGTCGGCCCGCTGCATGAACAGGTCGTCAATTCCGTCCTCGTCAGGGCCGCCCATGCCGCCTGTCGCGCCCGGTGCGGGCGTGTAGTCCGGCTCCTGCCCACCGTAGATGGTGACGTGCAGGGTCTGCTTACCGTCCGGGCCGGTTGTGACGGTGCCGTCTTTGACCATTATTTCCCTTCCCTACGCTTGAAGGATTCGATCTTGTCCTTGAGGGCCTTGCGGTCCTTGGAGCGCTCCACGACGCTGCCCAGCGCCCGCCATTCACGCATGAAATCATCCTTGGTCATCCGCCCGGCGGCCAGGTCATCGTTCAGCTGCCTGTAGGCCGGGGCCATGTCCTCGGGCCGCTCGGGAACGGCGGAAACGTACCTGTTCTTGGCGACGGGAGCGTTGAGTTCGGGGCTGTATTCCAGGATGGCTTCCGCCAGTGCCTGCCCCGGCGCGACGCCAGCTTGGACGCGCTTCTTGATGTGGTCCTCAGCCTTAATGATGGAGTCCGCCACCTGGGCGCGCAGGGTCTCGTCATACTTGGCGGCCTGCTTCACACCAGGGGTGTTGAAGAGGATGTCCACCTGCTTCATGGCGCTTTGGGCCTCGGGCTGCTGGAGTTCCTTGCGCCCGATGGACTCCGAGAGGTTGTAGTAGTCACCGCCAGACAGGTGCTTCTCGTTATCCAGGAGCATTTCGCGGGTGAGTTCTCCCCTGGCGGCGGCGCGAAGCAGGCCGTCCTTCACCGCCGGGTCAGACTGCCGGATGGTCCCTTGCGCCATGTCGTAGAGATGCTGGGCCTGCCCGGCGCGGAGTTTCCCCGAGTCCACCAGCGCGGAGATGGTCTTGAGGTCGTATTTCCCCCTGGCCGCCTCCGGGTTGGCCTTGATATCCTCCCAGATGGAATACGCCAGCTTGTCCTGGCGCTCGCCAAGGGCGGACCTGGCTTCCGCCTGGGCGCGGCGGGACTCGGCGATCAGGTGCTTCTCCGTGGCGTCCGCCATGTTGCCCAGCTTAACCAGCTGCTGCACGTCCAGCTTGTCAGCCCACACGCCGCCGCGAATCTCCGCGATGGCCTGCCGGGCGTACTTGGGATCATCGAGCTTGCCCTGGATGTGGGCCACGACGGCTTTGTTCTCGAACTTGCCCGCCGCGATCTCCGCATCCGCCGGGGAAATCCAGATGCCGTTGACCCCGTGGGCCATGTAGGCGGCCTTGCCCTGGTCCAGGACGCCCTGGAGTTGCGCCGGGTCGCGGGTGAAGTATGCCGCCCTGAGAAGTTGCTGGTCGGCTTGGTCCTGGACGGCGGACGCGTGTTCCTTGAACTTCGCCCGCGCGAACTTCTCCCCGGCCACCTGGAAGTGCGCCATGCGGACGTCGATGTCCTGTTCGGCGTACTGCCTGGCTCTGTCGTTGGGGGCGTCCTCAAGGAGGGACTGCTTGAGCTTCCCGAGTCGTTCCTGGAGGTCTGATGGAGCCTTGAGCGCGTCCTGTCCGGAAACGGTCCCCTCCCACTCGCCCATGGCTTTGGTGCCCTCGATCTCGGCGGCCGCCCGCTTGGACTGGACGTAGGTCAGCGCCTCCTGCTCCTCGATGCGTTTGGTGAAGGCGTAGACGTCCTTGCCCACGGCGGCCAGGGTCTGCCCGGCGTCGGCAAGGGTGGCGGACTCGATGGCCTGGGCGCGTCCTGCCGCCGCCGTGCCCTCGCGCAGCCCGGCGGAAGGGGAGGACACCTCGGCGAAGGGCGTTGGCGTTCCGCCCAGGGCGAAAGCGGGAATTCTCACGGCACGCTCCTTTGCCAGAATTCAAGGGGCTGGGTCTGCACGGGCTGGGTCTGGGGTATCTGGGTCTTCGTGGCGGCGGCCCCGCCCCACAACCCGGAGTCGCGCCCGATCTTGTATATGTCGCTGGCCCCGGTGAGCAGGCTTGTCCCGGCCTTGGTGACGCCAGCATTCAGGGCGGAGGAGCCTGCCGCGTCGTACATGGACGCGCTCCCCACCGATGCCGAGCCCTGCAACGCCTGATTGTAAGCCCCCATGGTCACCTGGTTGACTTTGTTATCGGAGCCCATCTTCATCTTGAGGGCCGTCCGCCATCCCTCTTCCTCGGTCAGGGCGATCTCACGCGAGGCCTCGACCTTGTTGCGCTCCAGGGCGAAGGAGAGTTCCAGGTTCTGCTCGTCGATCTGGGTCAGGGCGTCCCGCATCATGCCCGCCGCCTGCGCGTGGGCGGCCTGGCGCTTGAGGCTGGCGGAAAGCGTGGTGTCCAGCTGGATGTCGTCCACCTGCATTCCGCCCAGAATGGAAATGGCCTGTTGGCGCACCCCGGCCATCTGCTCCTCGTGCTTGAGCACGTCCAGGGCCGAACCGGTGGCCGCGACCATCCTGGCCCCGAAGCTGGCCCGCTGAAGCCCGATGGCCTTGGCGTCATCCGCCGCCTGCATGGTCTGCTTGAAGCGCGTCTGCGTCCTGACCTGGGCGGCCTGGGCATCGCCCTTGGCTTCGATGGCCCGTGCCTCGGATTCGGCCAAAACCACGGCGTCCTTGCCACGTGCCATCGTGGTGTCGGCCATGGCCATGGCGGACCCGGCGGCCTTAGCCCTGGCCTGGGACTGGTCGAACTCGGAGATGGTCTTGAGCCAGCTGGCCTGGCGCTCGGTGGCGAACGCCAGATAGTCCAGGTCCAGCGCCGTCTCGGCCTGGATGCGCTTGGCCTCATACCCGGCCAGAACCACGTTGAGGATGGACTTCTCGTTTTCGAGCAGGGCCAGCTTCTTCTGGTTGTTGGCGGCGGTTTGGGCGGCGACTGCGCCCTGGGCGTTGCCCATGATGCTCATTCCCGTCCCAGCTGCGGACAGGGCCAGTCCCGCGACGGCGATCACCGGGAAAGCCATGGTCTACCCCCTCACCCTGGCGAACATGATGTAGTCCCCGCCTTCGGGCCCGTAGCCGCGCAGCAGGCCCTCGGCCTGGAATCCAAGCCAGCAGATGAACCGCCTGGCCACTTCGTTTTCGGCCATGACCACCGCCTGCAGGCGGCGAAGTTCGAGCGTCGATTCCGCCATCCTGACGAAGGACATGGAGCGCTTGGCCAGGGCGTGCGGGTAGCGCGCCGCGAGGTCCCCGACCCGCATCCACATCTGCCCCACGCCCTCCCAGAACATGGAGACGCCCGCGCAGGCCACCACGCCATCGGGCGCAACCAGCGCCACCCCGCCGCTCTTGACCAGGCCGGCGCGCACCCCATGTTCAGCCGGGCCAAGCGCGGCCACGTAGGCCGCGTGGTCTTCCCGGAGGCGGATGGACATCAAATGGTCCATGGAGAGGACTTCCATGCGCACGCTCATGTGTTCGTCTGCACCGTGGCCATCACGGCCAGCACCGTGAGGGGATAAGGTTGCTCCTGGCGAATCCAAATCTGGCCCTCCTTCTCGTAGCCATCGTTGAGGCGCACGTCCTCGTCTCCGCTGAACAGGCCCGGGGCCTGCCCGAGAGGCGTGGCCGATGTGCGATGCGGCGGGGAGAACGCCCCGTCCTGGCGCAGGCCGACGGAGTAGCCGAGGCTGCGGTGGACCCTGGCGATGACGCGGCTGATACGCTTGGTCTTCCCTGGGCCGTCCCGTCGTCGCCGCCGCCCTCGATGCGCAGCGTCTGGATCTCGGAGACGTATGGCAGGCCGATGGTGGCCTTCGTGGCCGCCTTGTCGATGCTCACGGAGCCGCCCGTGACCACCTTGGGCGACCTGACCGAGCCATCCGCCAGGATATGCACGGTCTTACCCTCCAGGTGGTCCAGCCCCGAGAATGTCGTCACGGAAGGCCCGGAATAGGTCAGGGCGGAGTCGAGGAACACGGCGTCATCCCGGCCCTGGTCAACGAAGGGGGCGGCCATGCGCTCCACGTATCGCTTGGTCACGCCGCCGATGGTGCGCTTGACGATCAGCCAAACCTGATCGTTCTCGCCGGAAGGAATGACGGCCACGTCCTCGATTTCGCCGTCCGTGTCGTGCCAGTGCCAGCCCACCACCTGCTCGCCCCGGTTGTAGGTCAGGCCCAGGAGCTTGCCGTCGCCCCGGACCATCCAGACGATGGAGTCCGGGTTCTGGGCGTAGGCCATGGCCGTGACTCCTCCGGCGGTGATGTCCTCGGAGAGCAGGGACAGGTCCGGGGCTACCCACCCGTTCGACTGGTAGTCGTAGACCAGTTCGCGCACCTTGCGCCCGCCGCGCTGGGCGAACAGCGTCACGCCAGCCACCTTCACGGGCGTCACGTTCTGGGCGCTCCCGTAGGCGGTCTCCTCCTTGGCCGTGGCCGTGGCCGGGGACAGAGGGGAATCCGAGTCCGCCGCGCCTATGCGCCATTCCGATCCGCTGGTGCCCACCACAAGCGATTTCGTTGAGACCAGCCAGCCGATGGCGTTGACCTGGTTGCTCGCCATTGTCAGGTTGAGTGGATCGTCCGCCTCCACGCCGGGCGTGAAGTCCGTGTACTTGGCGGTCTTGGAGCACCACGCCGTCTGCGGGCTCTTGGCCGTGCTGCCGAAGCACAGCCGCTGCTGGTGGAAGGTCACGCAGGACGGAAAGCCCTGGGACGCGCTCCATGCCCCCTCGCGCCACGTGTGCGTGGCCGCCGTCGAGGCCAGGGGTTCCAGCACCGTGGCCGTGGCCGTGGTGGCGTTGGTCACGGCGTCCACCCGGCAGTAACCGGCGTAGGCCCCGTGGCGCAGGCGAATGAAGGCCCCCACGTGCCCGGACTCAAAGAAGTTCCAGCTGGCCGCCAAGGTGACGGACTCCTGGCGGCTGAGGCGCACGTTGTCGATGGCCCTGGCTGCGAGGGCCGAATGCAGGAAGCCCAGATAGATGGTGGTGGCTCCCGGGGCGAGCTTGAGCGTCTGCTCGCCCTTCTCGTAGGCCGCGTCCGCCTTGATCTCCTGGCCACCGTCCGTGGTGCCAATACGCAGGGTCACGGGGCCGGACTTCACCTCGAATTCCAGCGTGTATTCCACACCCGCGGCCGGGAGCGTCACTTGCTGCTGGGCGTGGGCCGCCGTGGTCCCGTTGGAGTTCAGGACCATGTAGGAGCCGCTGTCCCAGGATATGGCCGAACCGGCCCCGCTCTTGTCGGTCCAGTCGCTGATGGAGGTGTCGAAGGTGCCGTTCTTGACGTGCTGGCCGGTGCCGGACGGGGTGATGGTCTTGGCCTGGTCCGTATTCTCGTCCAGGTAGGGTCCGTCGATGAAAAGCAGGCTGGCCAGGCTCCATGCGGTATGGTCCGTCCGCGTCAGCGTGCGCGGCGGATGGCCCGGGCACACGAGAAAGAGCGTGTCCGCGTTCTGGGTCCATTTGAGGCCGGGGAGGTCGGCCTCCGCGTAGAGAGTGGCAATCTCGTAGGGCGTCCCGCCGTTGAGAACGGCCCATCCGTCCTTGTAGACGCGCATGTAGAGGTCGCCGAACTCCATCATGTAGGCCTGGCTGGTGCTGAACTCGAAGGGCACGAGCCGGGCCTTCTTGCTGGAGGTCTTGGTCTCCTGAACGAAGATAGAGCCGCTTCTGCGGGTCACGCCGCCGTGCGGCATGAGCACCATGTTCCGGCACTCGGCAAGGCCGGTCTGGTACTTGGCGAGGTCCACGCGGCCGAAGAGCCTGGGCGAGATGCGCCCGGCAGTGAAGCTGGCCTGGATGGTCGTGACCTTGCCCATTACTGGCGCGCCTCCACCCACGTGACGGTGGTGAAATTCGGCTGGCCGGTGGACTGACCGTCAACGGCCTTGGCCCGCTGGCGCTTCATCTCGTATTCCTGCCCGAGTGCGGTCTTGAGGGAAGCGTTCCCGGCCACGGACATGGCCAGGTCAACGGCCATGCGTGTGGCGATGAGGTCCACCAGCACTGGCTCGTAGGTGCCCGGGTCTTCGTTTCGGAAGACGTAGATCACCGGGGCCGTGCTCTCGTTCGTCAGCAGGGCGCGGCCCTCGATGGCGTAGGGCCTGGGGTCGTTGGGGTCGTCTCCGAGGCGCGTGAGGTCCAGGAAGTCCGGCGGCAACTGGTACTTGTTGGCCCACTCGAAGGCCGGGGATTCGTCCAGCCGGGCCAGCGTCGCCCGCTTCACGCAGGACGCCCACGGCCTGATCTGCATCACCTCGTCGCGCACGTCGTCGTAGATCAGAGCGCAGGCCGAAGCAGCCGCCGAGCCCTCGTCCAGGTCGGCAATGACCCCTCCCCCGATCTTGGAGAGGGCCAGGTTGCAAATCTTGATCTTGGAAGCGCCCATAGCTACTCCTGCCCGTAGAGGACATCAGCCGCCGGGGCTCCCGACGGCTGCTTGCTCGCGGCCATGTCGGTCAGCTGGATGCTGACCTCCATGCGCTTCCCGTTCTGGGAGTCATCGTTCAGTGAAACTCCCTGGACGAAGCCCACCGCTTGAATGTTCACCTTCTCCCCGGCAGCCATGCCCTCCAGGCCAAGGCTTTTCACGATATCGTCTTCCAGGCGGATGGACGTGCCCCAGCCGTATTCGTTCTCCATCGGGGCGCAGCAGCAATTATCCCGTTCCTGCTCCGCTTTCGGCCTCTTGAGGCTGACAAGTCCGTCCATGGTGCCCTCGGAAAGGGCCGAGCCGAAGCCCGGCCCCGGTGTTACTGGTTGGCGTCCAGGAGAGCCTGGAGGTCGGCCTTGTTGGCGTTGGCGGGGACGTCCACGCCCTTGGCTTTCAGGGACTCGATGATTTGGGCCTTGGTCGGGGCTTTGGGGTCGTCGCCGCCCTCGCAGGGCTCGGTTACCGTGAAGTACTCGAGCGAGGGGTGATCCCCGGGAAGGTCGAGGTTCCCTTCCCAGCCCTTCTCGTAATAGGCCCCGGCGATTTCGCAGGTGGTGTGGCAGATCACTTTCACCGGGGACCTCCTACGGGTTGGTCTGGCGGTTGAGGATCAGGCCGCCCGTGATCTTGCCGGTGGTCGGCGCGGTGCCGGTGACGGTGTAGTAGAGGCGCACGTAGCGCAGGCAGCCCTTGGGGAGCGGCGTGCGGAGCACCTCCTTGTTGATGGCGAGCCCGCCCGAGGCCAGGGTGATGGTTTCCTGAGCCGGAAGGTCCACGGGGCTGGAAAAGGCCGCGTCCGTGGCGGTCTGGAGCTTGATGCCCAGGCTGGTCAGGTTGTTGAAAGCCTCGGTGGTCCTGGCGAAGATTTCCAGCCCTTCGGTCTTGCCCGCGTCGGCGGAACCCAGGTCGAGCACGTTGGTGGACGCCCGGCTGGCCGTGATGGCGGCAGCGGACTCCTCGAACATCAGCTGCTTGTCGAGAATCATGGTCGGTTATCCTCCTTCCCTGGCCTAGCTGACCTGGGATTCGGTGTTGAGCAGCTGATCGCTGCGGCGCACGGGGATGCCGTCGAAGGCCACGACCTTCTTGCCCGCCACGCTGTCCAGGGTCAGCTGGGTCACGGTCTTGTTCATGATCTGGCGGCGCAGGAAGGAGCGGACCTTCTGGTTCACGTAGAACACCGGGCGGCCCATGCCCTGATTCGGCAGCAGCTCGACGGCCTGCACCATCAGATCGATCAGGTCGGCCCCGGAGGCGGCGTTCTTGGTCAGGGCGGTCACGTCGATGTTGGCGATGCGCACGAAGTAGCGCCAGTCGCGGATGCACATGCCGATCTTCCACTGGTAGTGGGAGCGGTAGCCCTGGTACTTGCCGCCGTTCGCGTCGATCAGAGTCTGCTCGCCCAGGTCCTTGTGCTGGAACCCGGCCTTGCTGCCCTTGGGGAAGATGCCGAAGCCGGTGTTGTCGCCCCAGCAGCACAGCCAGATGGAAGTCAGGTTGGAGGAGCCGCCGCCGGACAGGATGTTGCCCGAGGAGGCCGCGCCGGACAGCGACGGATAGCGCGGGGTCAGGCCCATGAAGCGCTCGGGGTACTGCGCGGTGTTGCCGTAGAAGAGGGTCGCGGCCATCTGCTGGTTCATGGCTTCCAGGAAGGCGCGGTCCTCGCTCAGCCTGAAATCGGCGGTGTTGCCGTTCAGGTCGGCCAGGTCCTTGTCCACCTCGGAGTAGGCCTCCAGCATGCCGCAGGTGTCGGTGACCTGGGCGGTGGTGCTCTTCGAGGGCTGGACGCCGTAGTTGAGCATGCGCCACGTGGCCTCGGGGAGGCCGGTGCGCACGGTGATCTTGTGGCCGGTCTCGAGGTTGCCCTCCATGAAGGGGAGGTCGTCCAAGATCTCGTTGGTCTGCCCGAGCAGTTCGACGATCTTGTCCACCTTGCCATTGGGGTCCTTGCGCTTGGCCCAGTCGGCCAGGGTAAGGCTGTTCACGCCAACGGTCGTCATATCGTTGTCTCCTTATTTCTGGTTGGGGTAGAGCACGCCAGCCGCGCTGGTGTTCGTGCCGCCGCCCCCCGTGGCTCCGGTGATGAAGGAGTCCTCGGAGAGCAGCTTTCCAATGCGGTGGAACACCCTGACCATGTCCGGGTCGTTGCCGAGGCCGGTCGCGTCCAGCTTGGCCTTGAGGTCGGGCGTGCCGAGCCTGTCCAGGGTCTTCCCGGCCAGAGCCAGATTCCCCTGGTAATCGTCGCCCCAGTCCTTCATGAGGAGCGCGGCGGATTCGGACATGGCCTTCTCGTTGGCCTTGACGGCCTGCTCGCGCAGGGCGTCGAACCCGGCCTTGAGCGTGGTGGCCTGGGCCTTGGTGAGCCCCTGCTTGAACGCCTCGTCGGCAAACCACTTGGTCAGGTCGTCCTTGCCCTCCAGCCCGTATTCAGCGGCGCTCTGCACGTCCGCCTTGGGGCCTTCGGACTTCTCCCCGCCCTTCTCCCCTTCCTTGCCGTCGCCGGGCTTGGCGTTGGGGTCGCCCCCTTCGCCGCCCTGGGGAGGCGTGCCGCCGTCCGGCTTGGCCGCGTCGGCCTGGGGACTGGGGTTCGGGTTATCGCCCTGGGCCGGGGGATTCCCGCCCTGGGGCGCGCCGTGGCTGCTGTTGTCCGCGCCCGTCCCGGTGTCAGCCTGCGGGGTGGCGTCAGGAGCCGTGGGGTCTGCCATGTTTCAATTCCTCCTCGGCCTCGCAGGCCGCTTGCATGATGAGAGCGACGGCGGACATGTCGCGCACGCCGCACATTTCCAGGATGAAAAGCATCACGTCCCGCTTGCCCTCGTTGAGGTAGGAGACGCTGTTGCCGGTGAACGTCGTAGCCAGTAGACGCGTGTAGGCGGACAGGGTCATGAGCACCTTGCGCCCGTCCTCGCTGTCCAGAAACGATTGGCGGAAGCAGCGCCGAAGGTCAGCGTCCGCCTTCATCAGGAGGTCCGCCTCCTGCTTGCGATCCTGGTCAATGTTGCCCAGTTGGCGACCGTCCCAGATGGTCTGATCGTTCATTGCGCCACCGCCCCGGCCATGTCGGCCATCACGTTGCCCTCGCTGGGGATGCTCCCCAGGTCCTTGGCCTGCTGGGTCATGGACAGCGCGTCGGCCCGCTGTTCTTCGGCCTGCATCGCCGCTGCCTGAGCCTGGGCGCGGCCCTGTCGCACCTGGGCCACTTGGTCGTCGGTGACCAGGAGTTTCGGTGGCACGCCCTGCGCTTCGGCGTATTCGTCCACGGCGGCGTCGAAGTTGGCCTTGTCCAGGACATCCGGCTTGAGCTGGGCAAGGCTGCCCACGAACGCGGCGAACTGGCTGATGCTCGCCGTGCCCACGGCCTTCTGCGCCTGGGCCAACAGGCTGATGTACTCGACCTTGATGTCCTGGCCGACCAGCTCTTTCGGGATCGGCGGGGCCTGATCGGGCGGTATCTGGCGGAACAGGATGGAGAAAGTTCGCTGGATGTCCGGGTCCAATACCTCGGATTGCGTGCGCTCGATGACCGGCCCGAGCAGAAGCAGTTTCTCGGCGTGCCGTTCGGCCACCTCCGTGGCCGTCATGTCCGGATGGTTCTGGACCGTCAGAAACAGGTCGTTGAAGAACCCGGCGCGGATGTTCGGCTTGACCACCTCCAGGAGATACTGCCGGACGCCGTTCAGGTCGGGGTTGACCTGGAACAGTGGGCGGATGTTCTCCGGGGTGCCGTCGTAGTAGGTCCGTCCGCCAGGGAGGTCGTTCAACACGCCCTTGATGGTCGAGGGGATAATATGGGGGGGCCTGACCTGGAGCTGGATGCCGTAGATCGCCGCCTCGGACATGCTCTGGAGCATCTTGACGTCGCCCAGGACATCCATGCCAGGACCGCGCCCGTAGGCGTCGTTGCCCACCACGTCCCACCTGGCGGCCATGAAGGGCTGTTCCTCGAACCCACCAACGGACAGGAAATCGTCCCCGCCTTCTTCGAGGTAGTAGGAGGCGTAGGGCTTGTTGCGCCCGTCAGCCTTGCCCGGATCGCGGCCCTTGTTGGGCTCGATGCCGTGAATGACCTTGATGGGCTCGAATGGCGACTTCTCCAAGAGGTTCTGCGCGGCCTGCGACATCTTGGCCCTGCCAAACTGCTGCTCCATCTGCCTGGGCGTCATCCAGAAGAGGCGGTACAGCGTGTCCACCTGCCCCTTGTAGTTGGTGCCGAGGTAGTATTCCCCGATGGTCGCGCAGTGGTAGCGGACGCCCAGGGGCGCATCGTCCAGGGCCAGGAGCAGGCCGGTTCCGAATCCGGGGAGCTCCAGGAAGAACGTGGCCGCGCACTCATAGAAGTTGGACCGGGCCTTGGCGTGCAGTATCTTCCGCTCCCACCATGCCAGCCAGTCGCGCACGCCGGGCGCGTTCTGCAGGTCCGGGTCCGATGTGCCAAGGCGGAACCAGGGGCGGGACAGCGGCGTCAGGCCGCCATGCATCCCGGCAGCGATCATGCGCAGGGACTGCGTGCCTTGGGAGTCGATGATCTTGTCGTTGCGCTTCTCGCCCCGGTTGGGCTTGTCGCCGGACGTGACGAAACGCCCACGCCCGGGCAGCAGATACTGGGCGATTTCCTTCCAGTGCGAGTCCCAGGTTGACTCCCGCTCCGACTTGAGGGCGTTGAAGCGGGCAAGGAATTCGGTGGTCCTGTTTTCGCTCATCTACTGCCCCAGGAGGGTTTTGACGCCGAGGTCCGGAGTCGTTGTCAGGCCCTGTCCGCCGGTGAGCAGGGTGGTGAACCCTGGCAGCGTGGACCGGCGCTTGCGGGTGCGCAGGCGTTCGTCCTCTTCGGCGGTCAGGTCGGCGGCCATGCCCTCTTTCATGTCCGAGACGCGCCCGGCGGATTCAGCTGCGAGGCGCTGCTTTTCGGCCTCTTCCCGGGCTATCCGGTCGGCCTCTTCCTGCGCCCTGCGCATCTCCTCGACGCGGGAGTTGGAGTCGGCAACCAGCTGGTCCATGGCCGCCTTCTGGCTCGAAAGCTGTTGCTCCCAGGCCGTCTGCTGGTCACGGTAGCTGGCCTCGCGCTGCGCCTGTTCTGAGGCAGCCTGCTTGGCAGCCTGCTCCTGCGCCTGTTGTTGCTGCACGGCCTGGACGGCCATGAACATCATCTGCATCTGCTGCGCCTGGATGCTGGCGCTGTTGTCTCCGCCGCCGCCTCCGGCCATGGCTACCCCGTGAGCAGCGTGGATCCGCTGCCGGTTTTTTCGTCGCTGAGGAGGCTGGAACCTGCCCTGAGTTTGTCCTTGCCGAGCAGCAGCCGCATGCGGCGCTCGTCGCGCGCCTTGGCCCGCTCTTCATCCGTGACCTTGATCTCGGACAGGCGCTTGAGTTCTTCCTCTTGCCTGTTGGCGATGATCCGCTCGCGCTCGGCCTTGGAGTACGCGTCCTGGCCCTTGGCCTTGAGTTCCTGCTCGAGGTCGTCCGCGTAGTCGCGCGCCCTCTGGATGGCGAGGGCGTTGATGTCGATCTTGGAGTAGGCGTCGGCGGACCTGGGCATGATGTCGTAGTCAGGGTCCGGAATGCGGCCCGTAGCACCCTCGCGCACGATGAGGCGCATGGCCTCCTGCATCTGCTCCTGGGGAGTCGGTCCTTGCAGCTTCTGGGCGGCCTTGAGGGTCTCGTTGCGATAGTGCGTGTTGAGCGCCCTGCTCTCCTCCTCCGAGTTGATTCCGCCCTGCATGAACGAAGGCAACTCGGGGTCATAGACGCTCTTGGGCGGCTTGACCCTGGACAGGGTTTCGTTGACCTTGTCGATATCGACCGTAGGTTCGCCGCCGCCGCTCATCGCATCCCCCCGAACGGGTCATAGTGGGTGGCCTGCTGTTGCAAGCCATCCAACGGATTGTAGTTGACGTTGGGCTGGGCGCTTGAAACACGCCGGCCTGCGTACTCATCGGGGAAAACAGCCCCGAGGGCCGGATCGAGGATGCGGGCCTGGCAGTCCAGCATGTCGTCGTGGATGGCCACGGGGAACGCCTTGTACTCCTGCTCCACGAACTCGCGGGTCATGTCCCGGTAGGTCCCCTCGTGGTCCACGTAGGTGTAGGCCCCGGGGAGGTACATCTTGCCTTGCTCGTAGATGGGGATCAGCTTGCGGATGCGGTCTTCCTTGGAGAGCTTCCCGCCCAGTGGGATGATGGGGAACCGGTAGTTCTCCTGCTCCTGGAGGTACTGGATGAACTCGATGTCGGCTTGGAGGCCGTATTCCTCATAGCCCACGGCCTTGGGCTTGAAGATGCGATGCCACTTCATGGCCAGCCTGCCGCGCTCCGTCAGGTTGAGGCGGTCACGGGCCATAGCCACCACGTAGTAGTTCCCGTCGCTGCCAAGGCCGATGATCTTCGCGCAGGTATAGTCGTTCACCTTCTTCTTCCCGCTGGCCGGGTCGAAGATCATGTAGAGATTGAGCCCATCGGTCTTCTCGCCTTTCCAGAACCTCAGCCACCCGTCCTTGAAGCCCTGGACCTTGTCCGCCACCGGATCCTGGAGCATCTGGCAACCGAAGGTGTACGCGCCCATGTCGCGGCGTTTCTTGGCCAGGTTCTCGCGCGAGAGAAGCACCGGATCGCCTTCCATCTTTCCGTCAACGGTGGCCGGGTAGATGCGAGGCAAAGCCGACTTGCGGTCCAGGATGGTCTTGTAGGTGTCGTTGGCGTGGTACCTGGTGCCGATGTAGCGGGCGTGCCCACCGTCGCTCCCCAGGGCCTGGGAAAGCTCCCACGCCTCGGTGACCTTGGCGATCATGTCCGGGGTGGTCACGGAATCCTTGGTCACCACATCGTCATAGATGACCAGGCTGTAGTGCTTGGACGTGGGCTGGCCGTCGACCAGGCCCCAGGCCTCCACCGTGGCCTCCTTCGGGTTGCCCTTGCGCCGGACGATGATTCCCTCGTCCTCGGACCACTTGGGCGCGTCCCTGTGCGGGTTCTCCCAGAGCACGTCCGGGAAGAGCTCCCGCAGGGTTTCGTTGCCCTCGAACTCGCGCTTGATCTGGCGAAGGAAAGCCTTGGCGATGGGACGGTTGAACGAGAAGATGCCCACCGTGATCTCAGGGTTGGCCAGGATGTCCTGGATGGTCTTCCCGAAAGTGATGATGGTGGACTTGTAGTGCTCGCGTGCCCACAGGTCCAAATGGCCGTTGGGGCTGGCCTGGACCTCCATGCAGCGCTCGTGGAGCCAATCCCGCTCCATGTCGGCCCGGCCCAGGATCTTCGTCAGCAGGAAATACAGGTCGGTCAGGCACAAGCGCCGGGCGGCCTCATTGAAGCCGTCCCGGCCGCAGGTTTTGAAGAGTTCGGCGTACAGGGCCTCGCGCTGGGTTCTATTCACCGCAGGCCCCCTGACCGGTCAGCTTGCCCAGGATTTCTTCAGAGCGCGGGCAGAGCTTGTGCTCGTGCTCGACCTTGCCCTTCACGTTCATGTCCACGGACTGCTTGTCCCCGAACTGATCGCGGCGCTTCGCCTTGAGCAGGATGGCCATGAGCGTGTCGGAGAACTCCCGGATGCGCCCACACTCTACGCCCTTGTAGAACACCGGCTTCTCGACGCCCTCCAAGGCCCTGCGTCTGGCCTCTGCCTCCAGGGCATCGGTGGCGACCTCATCGGCTTCATTCCAGCGCTGAGCGAAAACCTCGTCCTTGTCCCGCTGCTCGTAGACCCACGCCCTGTAGATACCCGCCTGCCTGCACGCTTCGGAGACGTTGGCCGTGGAGGCGAATACCTCGAAGAACTTGTCCACCTGAGCGGCGGTGATGGAGCGGGAGGAGAAGGGCTTGCGCTTGCGCTTGGCGGCCATGACTACTTCCCCACCGCCTGCCGAACGACCTTCTCCCAGATGGCCACTCCGAGCCAAAGTAGCGCGCCGCCGGTAACGGCGGTCACCACCACGCTGATGATCTGGCGGCGCACGCTGAACGCTCCCCGGAGCGTTTGGTGGTGGTCGCGGTGCTCCCCTGGCTCGAGGTCGCACGTGGAGCAGCACGGCTGGCGGCACGGGCTCTGAGCGGCTAGAGCTTCGGCCACGGCCTCCTTCACTGCGGCTTTGAGATCGTCGGGAGCCATCAGCCAGCCCTCCGATACGCCGCTCCGCCCAGGTCGCTCACGGCCACGTAGTAGGTCATGGCCCGGGCCCGGCGAAGGGCGCGCAACAGGAAGGCCAGGCCTGTCCACTTGGCCCAGGCCGGCGCGGTGCGGTAGGCATCTTGGATGAGCAGGAGAAGGTTCATGTGGAACGCCGCATCGCTGCGGTCCTTGTCCTTGCCGAGGTGGTAGCAGAGGTCATGCGCGTCGCAGGCCCGCTTGATGGACAGGCCGTAGATAGTGTCAGGCACCGGCAGGCGGGAACCCTTGGCCCCGCATCCGTTGCAGATGTCGGTCTTCTGCTCGTCGGTGAGCTCGTACCACTCGGGCGGGACGATCAGGCGTACCACTACCGCGCCCCCGTTCTGTCCAACGCATCCGCCCAGGCGGCCACGTTGGCTCCGTGGCGGTCCAGTTCGTGCGGGTTCGAGGTCAGGTAGCCGCGCCAGATGTTCACGGCGTCGCGCTGCTCGGCTATCACTCGGGCGTCCAGGGACAGGCCCTCGGCCCGGTTGTAGGTGAATCCGGCGGTGCCGACGCATCCGGACACGGCCAAGCTGGCCAAGAGCAGGAGGGCGGCCAGGGTGCGCTTCATGGTCTACTCCTTGGGCTGTTTCCCCGGGCACGGGCCGCAGGGCTGTTTTTCGGGGTGCAGGCAGGGAGTCGCAGGCGTCCCGGACGAGAAATGGGCGCAGCCGACGCAGGGATGCTCAGATGCGGACACCGTTGACCTCCTTGGGCCATTCGCCCGTGCGCATCATGGCGGCCAAACGCTGGACACGGGCCGGGGTTTGCTTGGCCCAGAGGGTGGCCAACATGTGCTGGGCGGCGTCCTCGTACTCGTGGGCCGCGATGTGGGCGATGGTGGGGGCGAACTGCAGGACCTTGCCGACGCCGAGCTGGTACATGGCCGATACGGCCACTGCCTGGCGGGCAGGATCGAGGGTACGCCAACGGGGGAAGTTCTTGTCCAGGGAGGCGAGGCAGCGGTCAAAGGCCACGTCGAATTCGCGCTCCGCCTTCTCCTTGGTCCACCGGACGGCCCAAGCGGTCTCCTTGGTGTACCCGTGGGCCTCCAGGTTATAACCGTAGCCGATGGTCCAGATGCCCCGGCTGTCCTTGTAGGCGATAAGGCGTAGGCCCTCGTCGGCCTTGATCAGGGACTCGATGCGCTCGCGGAGTGATACGTCCATGGGCCAGAATGAGACACATTCCGGCCAGGAAGGGAATTCTATTAGTGCTATTTAGAAGGGTTTCTCGCGCGAGCCCATTTTTTCTTCCTGCTCCCGTGCTTTCGGGCGCTCTTCGGTTCGCTCCGAGTTCCCGCACTCACAGTAGCGCCAGCGGATGACCAAGCGGGCTTGCTGTTCAGTACGTCCGACGCGCATGGTCCTGCCGCAAACTGCACAGAGCATTCAACCCCCTCGCGTTAGGTCAAGAGGCCCTGGATCTGCGCGGGCATTTCAGCCTGCCCGTACTCCTCGACAACAAATCCGCCGCCGTCTGCCTTCTTCCTCCTGGTGGCCGCGAAGAAGCGGTAGAACCAATTCAGCTCGGCCGCGACCTTCCACTTCACCCGGGCGTCGTCTTCCCAGTGCCCCTTGACCTCGTGGAACTCGAAGCACTCCCTGGTGACCACGAGGAAATCAGGCGTGTAGCCGGTCCGATCCGCCATGCGCAGGGTGTGCCCCTCGAACACGATGGCCAGGATCTCGCCGGACGCCAGACGCGGCTCAAGCACCGTGCGCAAGTACTCCGCCTCCAGCTTGTTCATCTGCCCGGCCTTGTGCGGGGCGCGCCGGGACGGGCCCGGACGCTTGCCACCCCACGCGCGTGCGTGAGCATGTCCGCTTGATGTAGCCGTTCCGCCTCCCAGATGCGCCCTAAGCTGCGCCGCGCTCATGTGTTCCTGGCTCATATTCTGCATCCTCCTTTCAGCTCAAAAACCTAGGGCGTTCGCCCCTCTCTAGCGCCTCAAGTATTTCCTTCGCCCGGTTCGTGACTGGCCCCGTGTACTGCTCTTCCTGGCGCTGCTCGGCCTGCTCCTGCCTGCGCTCCAGCTTGATTTCTTCCCATGCCTGCAGGATCTGACAGCTGGTCGGGAAGTACTTCGAGCTCGCCCGGGCCCTGGCCGCGGCTTCCTCGAACTCCCCTTGCCGCATGCCCTTGCAGTCCGCGGCATAGTCATCGGCCAGGAGGTCCAGCACGGCGACCTGCTTCGAGCGGGGGTAGTGCAACGCCAGCCGCTTGAGGACAAGCAGGACGCTCTCCGGGGTGACTTTCAGGAAGTTCATGCTCATGTTTCTGCTCCTTTCGGCGAAGCTCGGTTGCGATGTCGTCGATGGCCTTGGACTCGGGTGAAGCGTAGCCGGGCTGTGGAGCGGCCCTGGCCTCGGGGATGGGGTTCAGCCACATGCGGTCGCGAATGTACCGGGAAAGCTGCGGGACGAATCGCCCGTTTTCTCGGGTCCAGTCGTCGCATTGGCAACGGGCCGTGAGGTCGGCCAGGATGCGGGGCAAGCCCGGCCACTGCCTGCGCTTGGAGAGCTCCTTCATGGCCACCTCTGCTGCGCCAGGGTCGTAGCGGTGGACTGGGTAGCCCTCCCCGATCTGTTGGATTTCGAGCGAGACGGCCCAGGGCTGGGCCTCAAGGGGAGCGCCAGCGAATTCCTCCCCAACCCCACCCCCCGATTCTTCCGGCTGGGTGCGCTCGCCTGCGCGCGCGGTTATGTCGTCTGTGGGGGGGGTGATAGTCTGTCTTTCTGATTCAGGATTCAGGAATCCGGAATCAGGAATCAGCGCGAGCGGTTCTGTCCTTGGTCCGACATTGTTCTGTCCTTGGTCCGAAACATTGGCCTTTGCCTTCGGTCCCTCTTCCGGATTCCGATCCTCGGGATGCCTCGGGAGGGCTGATGGCTTCTCGTTCCGATGGGGTTCCTGGTGGTTCAGGAAGCCAGGAATCCAGATGCAGCTCTTCCCCTGCGCCTCGTACCGCTTGATCTTCCCGGCCTTGGCCAGTTCATCGAGGAGAGCTTCGCAATCGACGTTGTCCGCGGGCATGAGGAGCATCTTGATCTTCTTGGGCCTGTCCTCAAGCCGGCCCATGCGATCGGCTAGGCAGGGCAGCCCCATGAACAGGATGCGCGCGGGGAATGAGCACTCCACGAGGTCTTCGTCCGAGAACAATCCTGGCTTGATATTCCGCGCGCGCATGCCCCTACCTCGCCTCGCCCAGGGGCTTGTCGAGCCTGACTATAAGGCCCCATGCAGCGGCCTCGACCTGGTAGGTCCCAGCCTTCATGTTGTAGGCCCGGATGACGGGTGAAATGGAAACCTGACGGGTCTTTGTCCTATTGGCGCTGGTCAAGCGGCGGGCGTGCTTGACGTCCTGAGATGCGAGCTTAAGCGCGACCATCGTCCGGTCCTTTGACACGCCCACCTCGACGTAGGCCCCGGTTTCGAATCCGGGAAGGAGCGCCACGGCCCCTCCGGAGAGGCGAAGATCCTTGTCGGTGATCCTGGCCGTGGTGGTCTCGAGCGCCAGGTTGCGCTCGACCATGACTTCGAAATCTTCCCAGGATGGCTCAGGATGCGCGAAAGTGGCTTCCGGCGGAGTCGGTGTCGCGGGGACCGCCTCCGAAGCAGCCACGCCCCCGATATGCTCAAATGAGGGGGTATCCGGCTGGCCCTGCGTGGCCATCATGGGGTGGGCGACCGCTTTCCCGCCCGGAAGCCCGGTCGGTTCGACCTCGTCCTTGTGGCAGTGGTAGCAGCGATTCACGCCGCCCTTGCGGTAGATAACCACGTTCTTCGCATCGCAGCAGTCGCAGTTCCCTTTGGCCATACCCTGGCCCTCCTTCGGCTTCGGCAGAATGTTCGGTATGCTGCACTGCTCGCAGGCGCGGTAGTCGGCCCTGGCGTGAAAAGCGCGGCATTTTTCGTTGGTGACGGTGAGTTCGATCTTGCCGCACCACCATGGCTTGTTCAGTCTCTGGCGGTCGGCGGTGGTGATGGCCTTGGTGTCGAGCGAGCCCAGGTGGATGCGCCCGGCTTCGGGATTGGCCAGCGTGGAGACTGAGGAGGTTCCGGCGGATTCCATTATTTCGCCCCCATATTATCCGGCTCAGCCGAACCGGGCCGCCTGGACGAAAGCGCTTCGGCCAATATCTCGTGGTCTACGACGGCTCCGGGCTGTAGAAGATCGATCATGTGGGGGTTCGCAACCAGAGTGGGCAGCGCCAAGGCGATGGCCGCACGGATGATGTGGGACTTGTCGCGGTCGGTGGCCCCCATCGCTTCGAGCAGTTCCATGTGCTGCTGC